ATATACCTAATCTAATATTATGTGGTTCTGCTGGTGTTGGTAAGACCACAGTTGCAAAAGCAATGTTAGATGAGATAGGTGCAACATCTATGATGATAAATGGTTCTGAGGAGTCTGGCATTGATATCCTCAGAACTAAAATTAAAAACTTTGCATCCACTGTATCTCTTGAGGGTGGTAGAAAATACATCATACTTGATGAGGCAGACTATCTAAATCCACAATCAACTCAACCAGCCTTGCGTGGTTTTATGGAGGAGTTTCATAAGAACTGTGGATTTATTCTTACTTGTAACTTTAAGAATAGATTGATAGACCCACTTCACTCTCGTTGTAGTGTGGTAGATTTTATCATACCGAATAGTCAGAAACCAACACTTGCAAAGAGTTTCTTTGGTAGAGTGCAAACTATTCTCAAAGATGAGAGTGTAGATTTTGACCAAAGGGTAGTTGCAGAACTTATCAATAAACACTTTCCAGATTGGAGAAGAACACTTAACGAATTACAGAGATACTCTGCATCTGGTAAGATAGATGCTGGTATTCTAGTCAACTTATCAGAGGTAAATATAAATGAACTTATCCAATCGCTCAAGAACAAAGAGTTTACAAATGTTAGGAAGTGGATTGTGGAAAATCTTGACAACGATCCTGTTCGTATTTTTCGCCGTCTATATGATAATCTTTATGATAATATCGACCATAGTACTATACCTCATGCTGTGGTTACTCTTGCAGATTATCAATATAAGTCTGCCTTTGTAGCAGACCAAGAGATTAACTTACTTGCTTGTTTAACAGAGATAATGGCACAGTGTAAATTTAAATGACTTATGAACTCAAAGATTATCTGAAAGCAATAAACAAAACAAAAGAAAAACTCATGGACACTGATGATCCAATGTGGGAAAAAAAGTATCCAGCATTTATCATAAACAAATGTGTTTCACCATTTCCAGATACAATTCATCTGGTAAATGAAATGAATATTCATAATCATCTAGACTCTAAACTACAATTTGATTTTTTACTAAATAGTTTGAGATCAAGGGATAGATATACTCCTTGGCTGAAGGCGAAGAAAATAAAAAACATAGAGTATGTTAAAGAGTATTATGGTTATAGTAATGAGAAGGCAAAAGCTGCTCTTGATGTACTTGATGATGAACAGATTAAGGCTATCAAAGATAGTTTGAGTAAGGGTGGTAAACATGGATAATTGGTCACAAGAGCAAATGTTAGAAGTGGTTCTCAAAGAACCAGACGATTTCCTAAAAGTAAGAGAAACATTAAGTCGTATGGGTGTTGCATCCAGACGAGAGAAAATACTATGGCAATCTGCACATATACTTCATAAGAAGGGTAGATACTATATCGCACACTTCAAAGAATTATTTGCACTAGATGGTAAAGAAACAAATATATCAGAAAATGATATTGCAAGACGAAACACAATTGCAAAGTTACTAGGCGATTGGGGATTAGTAGAAGTCAAAGGTGTCACAGATCCAGTTGCACCTTTAAGTCAAATCAAGATTATATCTTTCAAAGACAAAGATGATTGGGAATTATGCACTAAGTATAATATTGGACGTAAACGAGAAGAATAGGAGTGATTATGAGAAGAAAAATGATAGAAGCTATAAAAGAACACGCTAAAGGTCATATCGAAAAACACAAAATGAATGTTGAAGTATATCTAACTAACCCTGTAGGTGTTGGTGAACATCCAGATATAATAGAGGCAGTAGAGAAAGAACTTGATCTAATCGCACAATACGATGATCAATTAGAAATGATGAATAAGTATTTTCCTGTGGAGGACAATGCTGAGTTACTAAAGGAGTAAACGTGGTAACAGTAGTGGTGAAAAATGGAAATGTAGATAGAGCCATGAGAACACTCAAAAAGAAACTACAAAAAGACGGATTACTCAAAGAACTCAAACAAAGACAGTATTTTGAAAAACCATCTGCAAAGAAGGCTCGTAAAAAAGCAGAGGGTATCAAAAGGTATCAAAGAAATCTCAGAAAAAAAATGGAACGACTTGGGTATTGACATACACCAAGAATCATGATATATTGATTATATGAAGTTTTATACTAACATTACTCGTTGGGGTAATCAATTATTATTAAGAGAGTATGTGGACGGACAAAGACTTAATCGTAGAATTAAGTATTCTCCTACCATGTACTCTATCGTAACAAAACCTACAGAATATAGAACTCTGGAGGGTAAGTTTGTTACACCTATCAAACACCAAACTATGAGTGATGCAAATGAGTGGGTTGATAATTATAAAAATCAACCAGAGTTGATTTATGGTAATACATTATATCAATACTCATATCTTGCAGAACAGTATCCTAATCGAATAGAGTGGGATATAGAAAAACTTTTGATGGTAACTATCGACATCGAAACAGAGTGTGAGAATGGCTTTCCTAATGTTGAAGATGCGATAGAGAAGTTGATATCAATCACAATCAAAAATCATCAAAGTAAAGAAATTATTGTTTGGGGTGTTGGAAGATTTACAACTAATCGCGATGATGTTCACTATGTTAAGTGTGATAATGAACAACATCTAATAAAACAGTTTCTTATGTTCTGGGAAAGAAATCAACCAGATATCATCACAGGCTGGAATACAGAGTTTTTTGATATTCCTTATCTGTGTAATCGTATCATAAAAATATGTGGTGAAGATGAGATAAAAAGAATGTCGCCATGGAGAAGTGTTTCCTCTAGGTATGTGTACAAGATGGGTAGACAACATCAAGTTTATGACATACAAGGTGTTGCACATCTGGACTATTTTGACTTGTATCGTAAGTTTACATATACAGCACAAGAATCATATCGACTTGATCATATTGCATATGTCGAGTTAGGTGAACGTAAAGATGGTAATCCGTATGAAACATTTCGTGAGTGGTATGTAAATGATTTTCAATCTTTCATAGAATATAATATTACAGATGTTGAACTTGTCGATAAGCTTGAAGATAAGATGAAGTTGATTGAATTACTCTTGACTATGGCATATGAGGCCAAAGTTAATTATATGGATGTTCTTGGTTCTGTTAAGTATTGGGATATACTTATTTACAATTATCTTAGAGATAAAAATATTGTCATACCACAAAAAAAGAAATCAGATAAATCAGAAAAGTTTGAGGGTGCATATGTAAAAGAACCACAAGTTGGTATGCACAAGTGGGTCATGTCTTTTGATTTAAATAGTTTGTATCCACATCTTATCATGCAATATAATATTTCACCAGAAACAGTAAACAAAGATTTAAGACAAGTCAAAAATATGTCTGTGGAGAAGTTACTAACTCAAGACACTGATATGTCTGGTATGCATCAAAGAGGATTGACAATGACACCAAATGGTGCTTTGTTCAAAACTGGTAAAAAAGGTTTTCTATCTGAGATGATGGAAACCATGTATAATGATCGTGTGAAGTATAAGAAGTTAATGTTACTATCTAAACAACAGTATGAGAATACAAAAGAGCCAAAACTTCTTAAAGACATATCAAAATATAATAATATTCAGATGGCAAAAAAGATATCACTGAACTCTGCTTATGGTGCGATTGGTAATGAGTGGTTTAGGTATTATGACTTATTGATTGCAGAGGGTATCACGACTGCTGGTCAACTTTCTATTCGTTGGATTGAAAATAAGATAAACCAGTATATGAACAAACTACTGGATACTAAAGATAAAGATTATGTGATTGCATCTGATACTGATTCCATCTATGTAACTTTTGAGAAGTTGATAGAGAAGTTTGAACCTAAAAGCCCAGTTGATTTTCTAGATGTGGTTGCGAAAGAAAAGATAGAACCTTACATAAACAAATCTTATCAAGAACTTGCGAACTATACAAATGCATATGCACAAAAGATGCAGATGAAACGTGAAGTGATTGCAGACAAAGGTATCTGGACTGCAAAGAAAAGATATATTCTCAATGCATGGGATGTTGAGGGTGTTCGATATAAAGAACCACAACTCAAGATGATGGGGATCGAAAGTGTCAAGTCAAGCACACCTGCACCTTGTAGACAAAAGATTAAAGATGCACTCAAGATTATTATGTCTGGTGATGAGAAAGAACTTAATAATTTTATTAAAAAGTTTAGAGATGACTTTATGAGTTTACCCCCAGAGGAGATTGCATATCCAAGAAGTGTTAATGGAATATCAAAGTATACAGATAATACGAGTGGTCATGATGTTGCAATAAATTTACTTGATATGAAACAACAAATTGTTAAGTATAATCTTTTTAAATCTCGTAGTCCAATTCATGTTCGCGGTGCAATCTTATATAATCACTTGGTTGAAAAACATAAACTTAATAATAAACTTGTTTATATTCAAGAGGGTGATAAGATAAAGTTTTTACACATGAAACAACCAAATGTGTATCAATCAAGTTCTATATCGTTTGTTACTGAGTTACCCAAAGGTCTTGGTCTACATGAGTTAGTTGATAGAGAATTACAATTTACAAAAAGTTTTGTTGAACCTTTAAAATTTATTACAGATAAAGTTCTCTGGAGAATAGATGATAGTTATGGACAACAAGGTAGCTTGGAGAGTTTCTTTGATTGATAAACTTTTAGAGGGTGAGATAAGTAAATCCTCGTTATCAAGTGAATGTGCTGTATTATTAAGTGGCGGAGTGGACTCAATATCTGTAGCTTTTGCAGCTCAAAGACTTGGTAAGACAATACATGCATATAGTTTTTGTCTAGATAAAAATGAATCATACGACTACAAAAAAGCCAAAGAAATTGCTGAGATATTTGGGTGGAAGTTTACAGGTGTAAAAGTACCAACAAATAATTTAGTTCAAGATTTTCATAGATTAGTAAAGTTGGATTGTAAAAAGAAAACTCATTTTGAATGCATATATC